GCCCTTGACGAAGTTGACCAGAGCCACGACCTTGTCCACCGCGGCCTGGCGCATCTGCTCGAAGAAGCCACGCACCTTGCCGACGATTGCGACGATGCCGCCGATGATCGTCAGGACGTTCGCCACCGCCTGCTTGAACAGGTTGACGACGAAGTTCCACAGGAACACGAAGAAGTCGATGACACGCTTCCAGCCATCGATGATGAACTGTACGTAGGCGATCAGCAGGTCTACTGCGAACTTCACCGCGTCAACGATGCCGTTCCAGATCTTGACCAGCCAGTCCCACACCCCCTTGGCGCCGGCGACGATGCCATCCCAGACCATCACGAAGAAGTCTGCGAACGGGCCCGCGAACCATGCGCCGATCATCTTGAGGAATGACCAGATGTGGTCCCACAACCCGATGAAGAAGTCACGGAACGCTGCACTGTTCTTCCACAGCAAGATGATGCCAGCCACCAGCGCCGCAATGGCGATGATGATTAGACCGATGGGGTTTGCGTTCAGCGCCACGTTCAACAGCCATTGAACGGCAGTCCAGATCTTGGTGACCGCCGACACAAGCTTGATGACCTTCAGCACTTCCCAGAGCTTCTGGCCAAACGTCACGATCTTGATTAGCGCTCCCCCAAGGAGTGCCAGAGCAGCGACCGCGGCGAGGATGCCGACGATAGTCTTCTGGGTGCCTTCACTAAGGTTGGCGAACCAGTTGGTGAACGCAGTCAGTCCGTCAACGATCGAGCGGATCGTGGGCAGCAAGATCTTGCCCAGCTGGATCGCCAGTGTCTCGGCTGATCCCTTGAGCTGCTCGATCGACCCAGCCGTGTTGTCCAGTCGCTTGGCAGCGACCTCTGCGGCCGTCGTTCCGTGCATCGACGCGTTGAGCTTGTCGAAGCCCTCCGCGCCTTCATTGGAGATGATCGCTGCGGCACGAACAGCGTCCGAGCCGAACAGCGTCTCGAGGGCTACCTGCTTCTGTCCCTCGCTGAGTCCCTGCAACGACGTCTGCAGGATCTCGCTGATGTCGCGCAGTGACTTGTAGTTGCCCTGCGCGTCAAGGAACCGGTTGCCGCTCTCCTCGGTGATGATACCGAGGTCCTCCATGACCCCGGTGGCCTTCTCCGTCGTCGGGATCAGGTTGGACAGGAACGTCTTCAGCGACGTACCAGCGTCCGAGCCCTTGATGCCTGCGTTACCCATGAGGGCAATGGCCGTTGCCGTGTCATCGAATGACTGGCCGGTGAGGTTGGCGACTGCGCCAGCCTGCGCAAGCGAGAACCCGAACTCGCGGACGTCGATCGCCGAAGCGTTCGCCGCACCCGCGATGGTGTCTGCCACTCCTGGCAGATCCTTGGCCGCAAGGCCGAACTGATTCATGGCGTTGGAGGCGATCGTCGCTGCCTCGGGCAGCTCGACTTCACCCGCAGCCGCCAGGGCTACGGTGGCATCAGCCGCACCGTTGAGAACATCATCAACGGAGAGACCCGCCTTGACCAATTCCTCCATCGCCAGGCCAGCCTCGCTGGCACTGAAGGCGGTGTCCTTGCCCAGCTGCAACGCCTTCGCGCTGAGCTGGTCCATCTGGTCCTTCGTGGCGCCCGAAACCGCGCCGACGGCCGACATCCGCTTCTCAAACGAGATCGCGGACTTGGCCGCCAGGCCGAACCCAGCTGCGACCACACCACCGAACGTCAGGAGGCCCGTGCTGGTCTTGCGCATTGCCTCTTCGGTGGACAGGCCCGACTTCTTCAGCCGGTTGACGTCCGTAGTGGCCTGGGCAATGCCCCTGCCGTCGTAGTCAATCTTGATCGTGCCGGTAATGGACCCGATCTGGGCACCCGTTGTCATTCGCTACCTACCTCGTCTAACGACCGAGGCTGGGTCTCGGAAGCGTCCCTTCGTCGGCGCTTCTTCCCTTGCCGAATACAAGTACTCATCGAGCGCGCGCTGTCGCGCCGCCTGCTTCTGCTTTGCCTTGGCCTTGTCGCCGCAGCGACGCTCGGCCTCGTCCATGGCAGCGTCCACCATCATGCCGAACTCCCAGACTGCGGAGTCGACTTGATAGGCTATCCAGTCACTGCCTGCGACGGGGACGCCGCCGCTTCCCGCCCCCACCAGATGGAGTACCTGCGACGGGAGCACGTTGAACGTCTTCGCCATCCGATACGTCTTCCAGAGCTGCTTCGGATTCTCCGCGAAATCGTTCGAGGTCGCCCGAGCCCCCCACGGCGAATTGGAAGAGGAACATCTTGTCCTCAAGGCCGATCATGTCGGTGTAGATCTCGCCTTCCTCGCGCTCCTCCACGGGAATCATCCGCGTGTCGCCGTCCTCGAGGAACTCGAGATGCAAGTGCACCTTCGGCTCACTGACGATGTGCGGCGTTGCGCGGTCGACGAGGAACACAACCTTCTTGAGCGCCTCGGGGTCATTGGCGAGGGAGCGCACGTTCACCGCTTCGGTGTCAGCGCCCTTGCCTCCCTTGATCTTGCGGACGTGCTTGCGCCCGACGTATGCAGTGAGCGAGTCGGCGTCGCCGAGCAGCCCCGCGGTGAGAATGCCCTCCATGCCCAGGCGCTTTGCCTTGCACACCTGGCCGGAGGGAAGCGTGATGGTGACTGACGTGTCGACGGGGACTGCTTGTCCCCAGACGTTGTTGATTTGCGGATCGGTGGGAGGCATCCAAGTGCTCCAAGTTCCCCAGTCGATGGATCAGGAGTAGGTGTACTGGTTGGCCGCGCCGGTCGCCGAGGTGCCGGTCGGGTTCACCACGGTCACGAACACCGCGCCGGCCGCGTGCGCCGGAGAGATGGCGATGATGTGGTGCGAGTCGACGATCTCGAAGTCCGTCGCAGCGGTGACGCCGAACGCAACCGCCGTCGCCGTGGCGAAGCCGGTACCGGTCAGCTGGACGATCTCGCCGCCAGCCGCGGGACCCGCGACATCGGACAGCGCCGTCACGGTCGGTGCCGCAGCGACATCAAGCAGCGGCGCGGCGATCGAAGTGATCGTCTCGTGCTGCGCGAAGTCGTACAGCGCCCCCTCGATCTCCTCACCGTCGAGGTCACCCGAGACGAGGCACGGGAACCCGGTGAAGTCCGTGGTGGGGATGAAGAACGCACCGTCGGCGAACTCGCCGGCAATGTCGCCCGTCGCCCGCGCACGGTAGACGATCGCGTGGAGGTCGCCACCGCTGTCGCTGATGGCCTGGCCGACGGCCGCAACGAACGGCCGCTGGTCGGTGACCAGCTTGCGGTACCGCTTCACCTGGTTGGGCGAGACGCCCGTCTCGATGATGGTGCCGCCGTTGAGCGCCTGGTACGCCTCCATGGAAATGCCGCCAGACTCGAGCGAGCAGTCCAGCTGCGCGCCGTTGCCGTGCGACGTGACCAACTGGTCGTCACCACGCAGCTCGGTGTAGTCCTCCGTCTCGGTGAAGGAGAACGTCTGGATGTTCGGCAGGTCAATGAGCTCCGTACCGAACTCGGTCGCCGACAGGTCGGGGTACGGGATCAGCTTGACATCCCGGATGCCGAACGGCAGCGACGTTCCAAGGGTCATTTGGCCTTGCCTCGCTTTCTTGGTTCGCGGAAGCGCCTCGTGGTTACGAGGTCGCCAGTCGAGGTGTCGAACGTGTGCAACACCACGACGCCATCCCGTCGCCCACACCACCTGCTCGGGCACGACACAGTGACACGGCCGGCATCACGGGACGGCTCGAGCGTTGCGAACATGCGGTGTGGGCAACGGAGCTCCATTAGAGGCCTCTCAGGTCGCCGCTGCGGCGTTTGCAGCGCGTGCGCGTAGTCGACGCACGGCGGACGCCACGCGGGCCTGAAATTGCTCCTCAGGGTCCCAGTACGACTCCACCTGGATCATGGCCGGGTCGTTCATCAACACGGCGATGGCGTCGTCGCTCAACGAGGAGTACGGGACAGCGTACTGGTTGAGCCGACCCCAGGAGACGGTGGGCTGGTCCTTGACACCCACCTCCGCCCACTGCTGGGCTGTGATCGTGCGCACCGTCGCGGTGCCGATGTAGCGGACGAACATCACGCGCTCCCGATGATGGTGAAGTTACATTGCTTGACGATCGTGCGGTGCCCGTCGTCGGACAGGTCGCTGCTGTCACCGTCCCAGCGGACCTGGCTGACCCAGCCGCCAGACACGGGATCAGCCAGGCCCACGATCGAGGGGAGAAGCACCGACAGGCGCGCGCAGATGGCAGCGATACGCGCGTAGTCGTTCGGGTCGTCGTGGACCCAGATGGTGAGCGCAGTGGCAGTCTCAGTCGACATGCCTGGGTTGCGCACGCCCCACTTGAGGTTCAGGAAGGGGCGGTCAGCGAACGAGTCGACATCACCGGCGAGCACTCCAGTGTCGACCACACCCAACCCGATCAGCGTTGCGTCGGCGAGGATGGCCGCTCGGATGGCCGTTCTCATATGGGGCTCTCCTTGCTGAGGTTGATCGCTCGCTCAATCGATGCCGCCAGCATCACCACGAGGTCCCGCGCAATGGTGGGCATCGTGGGGCCGATGACAGCGTACCGGCCCGACCAGCGCACCTCGAGCCATATGCCGTACGGCATGCTGTGCAACAGCACCAGTCGATGCTCGACCATCGGCTCTGACTCGTGGATCGCCTTGAGCCCCGCACGTGCGTTCCCCGTGCGATC